GTGCTTCGGAATGTGCCGGAATATGGGCTGATGCCGGGATATTGCATTATAGGATGGTAACAAAATTACTGACAATTAAGAAAGAGAGGAAATAACATGAGAAAACAGGAAATCAGTGAAATAAAAAAGCTTTTCACACCGGGAAACTGCTCCATCACACGGATCTGCGGATGCTATGTGGAGTGTGGGGAGAATAAAAAAACAGAATGGAACCAGGCGTTTCTGGCATTACCGGAGGATGAACTGTACAAATATTTTGAGATTTTGCGTAAAAGTCTGTCTGGCACTTTAGGAAAGAATCTGCTGAATCTGGAATTTTCGGAAAAGAGTGGAAATGAAGGCGGGCAGCAGGAGTTCCTTCTACACTTGAGGGACAGCAAATTAAGGGATGATGCTCTACTGGAGCAGTTCTATGACCGCATCATTGAATCCTATGAGTATGTGGGAAACTACCTGATTCTGCTGATTCATGATGCCTATGATATACCGGGGCGTACCCGGGACGGTATCGAGATGGAGGATGCTTCCGACGAAGTCTATGACTATATCCTTGCCTGCATTTGTCCTGTAGATCTGTCGCAAACAGGATTAAGCTATAACGCAAAGGAAACTACCTTCCAGAATCGTCTCCGTGACTGGGTGGTAGGGATGCCGGATACTGCGTTCCTGTTCCCAGCGTTCAACGATCGCAGTGCGGACATTCACAGCACTCTGTATTATTCCAAAGATGCCAAAGAACTGAAGGAAGAATTTATTAATAAGATGCTTGGATGCAAGTTGCCTCTGTCTGCGGAATGCCAAAAAGAAGCCTTTCAGGCATTAGTGGAGGAAGTGCTGGGTGATGACTGCTCAGTGGAAAGCGTTAAAAACATTCACGAGAAGTTGACTAAGACCGTACAGAAACAGGAGGACAATGAGGAACCGATGGCGCTGGGCGGCGAGGAAGTAAAGACTGTTTTCGCCAGTAGTGGTGTGTCCAATGACAAAATGGAGATATTTGACCAGTGCTTTGATGAAATCATCGGGAGAGATACAAAACTGCTCCTGAATAATATTTACAGTGGTCGCAATTTTGAGGTGAAAACACAGGATACGGTTATCAGAGTCAATGCCGGACGAACAGATCTCATAAAGGTAAGGGAGATCGACGGAAGGCAGCAGTTAGTCATTGATTTGCAGGGGCCTGCGGAGGTAAACGGCGTTGAAGTAAGACCTATGCAGTAGGAGGAGACCAGAGAAGTGAAGACGGACATTGAGATGCTTCATGAATACATAGAAGAAACAGATAAGGGATTCTATGAATCGCTTCCTGATCCGGAAAAAATTCTCTATCAGTGCGTTGTAAGAGATAGCTTGCAATTCGCATGGTATGTATTTAGAAAACGATGTGAAGAATTGGGAACGTTGTTAAAACAAGAAATAAAAAAATTTAGAAAAGGAAAACGGATCAAAAAAGCAACATTGTTGATGCTTCTTATTGCAATGTTTATATTAGGCTATTTATTGGGAACTGGAATCATATGGAATAGCCTATGCACAGCAATAAGTTTTTGGATTGAATGCGTATTTGCAGCAATTATAGATGGACTAACTTAGGATTTAGTGGAGGTAACAAAATGGAAAAATTAAATCCTTGCAGGTACTGTGGAAAATCTAATATTGCCATTGAACGCTGGCGCAGTGGCGGAATGATGTATATGTGCAAATGCAACAATCCTGATTGCCCGGTTCCAACGGAGGGATATCCGAAAGGAAGAAATTTAGAAAAAGTAAAGGAAGAGTGGAATATAAGAAATACATTAAACTGAAATATTAAGATTTATGGAGGCATTTGTATGAGAAAAATACATGAATGTGCAGAAGATATAAAAAATATTTTAAATGATGCAGAACGAACCGAAGAGGTTGACGGAGATATGTTATGTAGTATTAATGAGTTGGTGGATGAAATTTTATCAATATATTGTTTAGAAAAACAACAAAGAAAAATGGCTATAGCTGAAGAAAATGAGATTCTTTCAGAAGAGGCTAAAAAAGCAGGATGGAAGTCTGGTGTTATGAACATCTAAACTGAAATATCGGAAAAATTGTGTAACAAAAGGAGATAGGTATGGCGAGACCGAAGAAAGAAGGTAAGAAGAACATCCGGAAAGATATCAGCATGGATCCGGAGCAGTACGAGAGATTAATGGATTACTGCCGGCAGCAGGACAGACCTATCTCCTGGGTGATCCGGCAGGCACTGGATGTATATTTATCGGAGGTGAAATATGAGAAGAATACGGCTTGTTAAGGTATTAGCACCGGAGAGCGTGGCAAGAACATATGATAGCGCAGGAAACAGAGTAGATGAAGATTTCCGCTGTGCAGAATGCGGAATGGGAGTTGCACGGGAATATGCCTGCTGTCCTTACTGCAAATGCGAACTTGACTGGGACAAGGTTATAAGTCCTTCTGATCGCGCATTTCGGAAATTGTTTGGCTGATTATTTGTGTAATTATGTGTAACGTTACACATCAAAACTGAAATTTAGGAACAGAGAGGAGAAACATGGGAAGAGAATTGAAGCGTGTACCACTGGATTTTGATTATCCATTACATAAAGTTTGGTACGGATATTTTGTAGATAACATTTCGTTTTGTATATCTTCGCAAAATGAGGAATATTGTGAAAATTGTAAGGAGTTTGCGAGGATCAAAGGGATTGATACAGAACAGTATGGATGCCCTAAAGTTGATGAGTATTTCAAGCAAATTAGGGACAAATTAAAGGAACTCTGCGAACCGCCGAAGGGAGAAGGCTATCAGTTGTGGGAGACTACGAGTGAAGGGAGCCCCATAAGCCCTGTGTTTGAAACATTGGACAAATTGTGTGAATGGTGCGAAGTTAATGCAACTACCTTTGGTAAATTCAAGGCAACAAAGGAAGAGTGGAAAGAAATGCTGCAAGATGGCTTAGTATATCACAAAGAAGGAAATGCCATTATGTTTTAGTGGAGGAGAACGGGATGATGGATTTTTGCGAAGAAATAATAGCGGAAGTACAAAACCAGTTTAAGATTGACTATTTGCAGGTTAAAGATTTCTTTGACGAAGATATGGGCATCCATAAAATTACTGTCACTGATCCATTGAGAAATCGACGCAAAATTTATTGTCTGGATTCGAAGGTAATTAACGAATCATTGACGATACCGATAGAAGCTGCTACCCAGTTATCATGCCGGATAGAAAAAGACTTTAGGCCTCCGAAAAATAGAAATTAGTAGTGGAGGCAGAAATAATGGATGCAAAGAGAAAAGCAATACCAAAAAGCATTAGAATGACAGTATACCAGAAGTGCGACGGCCATTGTGCTTATTGCGGATGCGACCTGGAATACAAGGATATGCAGGTTGACCATGTGGTACCACTGAATGGTTGGAGCGAACATGGGACAGACACGGTTGACAATATGCTCCCGGCCTGCCGAAGCTGCAATCATTATAAAAGCAGATCCACACTGGAAGGTTTCCGAAAAATGGTTGCCGCCATGCCTGATACTTTAATGCGTGATAGCAATACATACAAAAATGCTGTACGTTTCGGATTGGCAATACCGAACAAAAACCCGGTTGTTTTTTACTTTGAGAAATCTACGGAGGACTGTTATGGACAATGAGATTATTTCCTTTAATTTGGCAAGGATTGAAAGAGGAAGAGAAAAGCTGTGCAAATGCGATCCACCTCATTACGAGGTTGATACGGTAAACAGGATCGTAAGTTGTCAGGATTGCGGTGCTACGGTAGATGCCTTTGATGCTCTGGTTACGCTGGCGAGGTGGTATGAGCTGGTGGAGGATGCACAGCGGAAAATGCTATCTAAAGCTAAGCTATACGGAGAAATGGCAGATGCGGAATTTAGGCGGATGCGGAGGAATAAAACATTCCGGGACATGGATGAAAATCGCAGAAAAGGTTTATATCCTATATGTCCTAAATGTTCGGAAGTGATTGATCCGGTAGATATCCGGCATTGGACAGCGCATCTGGAGTGACATGAAAATTAAACCTAAAAAATATAAATGTAAGAAAAATACGAAAAAGTTGAAAAAATAAAAATATTTCTCAAAAAATGCTTTTCTTTACGGTTTTTTTTGACATATCCATATGTAAGACAAATACGTCTTGCAAAAATATGAAAACCTTACAGGAGGAATTGCAAATGATAAGAGAAGAGTACTACAGACACGGAATGGAAGACCTGGATCCGAATTACGACGAGAGTAATGTAGAACTGGACAGCTACGAGCGTGAAGCGGATATCTGGGAAGATGAAATGGCAGAGGGAGTAACAGTGAAAAATTACGCTGATACTAATGATCCTGTTTGCGACCGGCTCCATAACTGGAATGACTGTTTCTGGTTTCGGAAGTATTTCGGAATGTAGTACGGTATGTACTACGGTAGATCTGGGAGTGTCGTACATATCTGTGCGGCATTCCCAGAATCCATCCGGACAGTGAAAGGAGTGATAGAAAAAGGAAAAATGTTAAAAGTGTAATAAGTATCATAATACACAATCGGAAAACCCAGTGCAGAGGGGCCTGCAATCGATCACATAATAATAGCGGTACAACCACCGACCAAAGTAGACTGTACCGCTCAACTGCTTAAGATCATCATATCACACGGATGTTTCTTAGGCAACGAGAAAATGAGGTGCGCATATGACTAAAAACGATTTAATCAACGACGTGGCCTATGAATTACGTGACAGCATGACCAAGGAACAGATCGACCGGATGAAGATTACGCTTTACGTAAAATTGCAGGACTTTGAGCTGGCAGAGATCAAACAGCTGCCTATGACTATGGAGCATGACAATGAGTGGTTAATGCAGAGGTACTGTGTGGACAGCGTGGCAGCAGGACTACATGCTGGGACAATACGGAGCTATATCGGCATTATCCGTAAGTTTTTTGATCATGTCGGAAAAAATTATAAATATGTGACAGCGCAAGATATCACAGATTACCTTGCTATAAGGTCCTATCGTGATCACATCAGCCACAATTATAAATCCACAATATACCGGTACTTATGCACATTCTTCTCCTGGGCATTTAAAAAGAGACATATCCAGGACAATATCGTTGACGGTGTGGATAAAGTCAAACAGATCAAACGCAAAAAGGAACGTCTCTCTGATGAGGAGGTGGAAGATATCCGGGATATGCTACAGACGCCAAAGGAGAAAGCACTTTTTGAATTGATGTTGAGTACCGGAATGCGTGTCGGAGAGATTTCAAATCTCAATGTTGCGGACGTGGATCTGACACATAAGCGGGTAACGATATTCGGACAGAAAACAGATACCTACCGAACAGGAATGTTGACACCGATGGCGGTGAAAGCATTGAAAAACTATATCGGAGACCGTCCGGGAACAGATCCATTATTTTTGTGTGACCGTGCTCCGCACCGCAGAATGAAAAATGCAGCTATTGAAAATATGGCAAAGGGAATGGCTCTACGCGGGGGAGTGACCCGGATTAAGGCAACCGTGCACGTTTATCGGAAAACCTTTGCGAGTGTGCTGTACCGCAAGACTGGGGATGTATTGTTGGTGAGCAAATTGTTGGGACATGCAAAGCCTGATATGACGGTCCAGTATTATCTGATTGATGACATCGAGGAGATGCAGCACAAATACAATCGAGTAGCATAATAGCGTCGGTGTTGCACTGGTGCAACAATAATGACACGGAAAGGAGAGAACAGAGATGAATCGTTCACAGCGACGGGCGGCAATGAAGAACGGAAAGAGGAATAGAGCAACAATTGTTCCAAACAGGACGAAAAAACAGGAAAAAGCTGATTTTTCAGATATTCCGTTAGCAACAGTGTGCCGGAGTATTCAGCTTTTAATTGATGAACTTAAGGATCGCGGAATCAGAATTTATGATTTTGATAATAAAGATAAAGCCTTAGAGCAGATCCAGATCATCCGCGAGAAAGTATATTTTTTAGCAGCAAAGGAGGAAGAGAACGATGGAAAAGTTCAAGGAAAAACTGTCGGGTGAGGCAGCAGCGCTTGATAAATATTTGAGGATGTATACCAGGTGTAAAAACAGAAAACATTCTCTGGAGCGGCGCAAAGATTCAATCATGAAGGAATTTGAAAGCCCGCTAAGATCGGTTGTATCAGACGGGATGCCGCACGGCAGCAGTTCTGGGATCGGCTGCGCAGCACTGTCATATGAACTTGATGAAATCAGAACCCGCATTGATGAGAAAATCGAGGAAATGGAAAAGAAATACGTTAGAATCAATGACGTAATAGAATTTTTACCGGAGAACTCGACGGAGCGTGCCATTTTGGAGTACAAATACATTGACAACTATAGTTGGAACAAAATCTGTAACCTTGAACATATGAGCCGCACACCGGCAACCCAATACTGGAGGAAGGGGTTATATAAGTTGTTGGAATTCGCAAAGGTGCAAGAAATAGTACGGGAATATAGGAAATCTGAGGCGGTGCAACTATAAAAGGAGGCAGGAAACATGAGGAAATCTATTGATGGCATGAAATATGTTGAGAACCACACGAAACAGCATGAATTTTTTTATCTGGACAAAATGATCTCAGAGGCGGGATATCCGTACGTTTCCACATTTTGGGAAGAAAATTTTAACGGCTGGGATCCGGAAGAGAACATAGACTGGAATACATTTTATTTTAATATTCAGATCTGCGGCGCAGGAATGTCGTTCCCAATCATCAGCGTAGAGATCGCAGATAACGGGAAATTGAATCTTAAGGATTTTAGGAATGCGCAGGATATAGAGATCAGATCCGAAGAACAATTACGGGAACTGTGCATTGCCTATGATGGCATTACGTCAGAACAGGCTATGGAAATCATTGATGATTATTTCAGGAGCATATAAATTTTTTGAGGACCGCGGAAAGATGCAGTCCTCAAATTTTTTTTACGGTCATCATGTCGATTATTCATACATATGCTCTACAGCCTCCAGATCTTCCAGATCAGAGACAACTCCTGCATCCAGGTAAGCTACGGCTTCCGGATCCAAAG